CGGTCTTGCGGGACACGAACGACACGGATTTAATCAGCAGGGTGGCGTTCACGTCCGCTATCTGGTCCACCACGTTCACCAGGTACCCCGCCTCCCAAGGTTCCTCGTCAGCTATCAGATCGGCCGTACTGCAACTGTACGTTATGCTCTCCACCCTTGCCCGGTTGCACCGCCATTTCGCCAGCCTTTCGCATTCGTCGTCATCGCTGGGGTCCTCCGCCGTCTCCCAGCGCACGCCGTCCTCCACGTCCGTGTCAATAACCGTGCCGCTGGTCTGCACCCGCTTGGTCTGGAATTTTTTGGTGAACGCCGGGTTGCTGGCGTCCAGTATGGCCAGTTGTTCCTTCAGCACCCGCTCCTCCTCACTCCCCTTGTCCACGTGCTTCAGCAGTTCGTTGATGGCCTCTATATCCTCCTTGTTCTGCAAGGGCTGTTGCGCCGGGGGCGCCCCGGCGTTCGGGTCGTATTCCTCGCCCGGAGCGGGCGGCGCCTCGTCCCTGGGGACGGACACGTTGGCCTGGCTGACCACGTTGTTCTCCCTGCGCCTGTCGCTGTCATCCGATCGCCCCCTGGCACTCAGTATGTTGTTCAGCCCCTCCGGGTCGTTGTACAACTGGCGCAACACCTTGTTGTACTTGCGGGAGCCGGGGCGGTAGATTACCAGCTGGCCCGCCCTGTTCTTGGTTATTAGCACCTGTCGCTTCTCGGCCAGCTTGACCCAGAACTCCCAGACGCTGATGCCCACATCCTCCGTCAGCACCTCCTTGCTGGTGTACGGGTCCAGGTTCCCCACCGTGTCCACCACCTCCAAATCTATGTCCACCGCCGCCAGCGTCTTCTCCATGACCCGCTTCAGCTTTATAGGCCCCTTCAACTGGAAGCTGGGCGGCAAATCCGTCTTCAGTATGACCTTGCTGGCGTCCCTGCCCTCCACGCTAATCTTGAAACTTTCGGGGTCGTATTCGACATCGGCGATCTCCACCGCGCCAGGCAACACGGTGAACCCCTCCACCAGCACGTCCATGCGGGAGCCGCGCGGTATGGGGAAGGCCTGGGAGCGGTCGGCCGTGCAATCGAACTTGAACTGATTGCACAGTTCATCCACCGTGTCCGTTATGCTGACCGAACTGAAACCGGCGTACTCCACGCCGTTGACCCTCGCTGAAATCACGTTGAAAGCACCTTAATCTCGCCCGACAGCGCCATGTTGTCGGACAAGCCGTTCAAGGCCAAAATCTGTCCCGCCCTGGAACTGTCGCCGTACAGCCTATAAGAGAGCACGGAGGCGGGCACCGGGGCCACCGTTATAATCTCAACCCGCGCCACCTGCAGTTTCAGCTGGTCGAAATACTTGAACGCCTCTATCCGCAGGTCCTTCAAATCCTCGTACGCCTGCGAGTAATCGGGGGTGGGCACGTCAAAATCGTATATCTCCTGCTCCGGGGTGGCCGTTATGGCGTCCCGTATCCGCTCGAACTGGCCCTGCAGTATGGCCAGCACGTCGTTGATTTCATCCACCGTGTCGTACTTGCCAGCGCCAGCCTGCGCGAAGGCCTCGGCCCCGACCGCCGTCTGCATGTAGTTCTTCATTATTCTGGCGTTCGTCTGGCGCTCGGCGTCCTCGTTCGTCGTGGGGTCCGGGTTGATGCGCACGGGGCTGGTGTCGTTCAAATCGTACGCGCTGGTCGGCTCGCCGAAATCGAACAGCGCCCTGCACGCCTTGAACTTGGCGAACACGTCGGTGGTCAGCCCGTCTATCCCGAATATGGTGTCCGCCATTTTGGCGAAACCTATGAGCGGATTGTTGGCGTAGAAGGCGGCCTGCTGTTGCGCCGCCAGCGCCTTGCCCGTATACTCCGAAACCTTGGCTATTGTCTCGCCCACCTTGCCGAACGTGTCCTTCAAAGACCCGAACATGGAGGAGAAGCCGCTGGCGCTGAACTCCTTGTTCAAAGGCGTGCCGTTCTGGAAGGCGGCGGCGCTGGCCGATTGCATGCTACGGTTCACCGCCACCGCCAACTCCTTCACCTTGGCCGGGTTGGCCTGGCGCGCCCCCGGGGTCAGCGGGTTGTCGCCCGACTGACACCCCCGCCACCACGTTGGCGGGACCCAGGAAGGGATGTATGAGGGTACCCGCCGTCTCCTCCTGCAACGCCCTCCGCAAAGCGTCCCGCCTGCGCTCGTACTCGTCCGCGTCGTTGCTGTGCGTGAACACGTTAAGCCTGAACTCGGGCGGGAAAAGCCCCAGGGGCTTGCTGACTCTGCGGCCGGTGTTAATGAACAGGTAATTGGCCCGGGTCTGCCCCTCCCTCGCCGTGTGTTCGGCCATAAGAAACGGCACACCCTTAAAACTGCCGGGCCTGGCGTTATCCAGAAAACTCATCAATCACCTCGCATTTCTGCCCGTGTTGACCTTGGCGTAATCGCCCTTGCCCTTCACCTTCACACTCTCCACCACGCCGCCCTTGTCCTTGGTCTCCAGCGTTATGTGTATCTCCTGCGGCTCCTGTCTGCTGGCCATGTACGCCTCCTTGCCCATCGCCCTGGCCTTCAGCGCCTCCTCGGCCGTGTACCCGCCCTCTATGTTCCCAACCTCCTTCTGCGCCGCCTTTATCCTGTCGATCCGCACCTGTATCTCCGCCAGCTTTTCGGCGCTGATCTGCATGGACCGCTCGTAGTCCTCCCCCATCCACAGCTTGTCCAGCAACCCCATGTCCGCCCTTTTGCTCTCCAGCGCCCGCTTCTTGGCCTCCAACTGCTTCAAGGTGTCCTTTTCCATTTGCCGCGTGCTCATCTTCGCCGTGGCGTTCTCCAGGTTGGTCACCAGTTTTTCCGAGTCGTCCAGCATGGGCTTCAGCACCCCATCCCACAACGCCGTCCCCACCTGGTGGCCCACGGTGAAGGCCGCCACCAGCGCCCCCATGGAACCTATGACGCCCTTGATGCCGCCCTTCATTATGCTGGCCTTGTTTATCGGCGTGTTCAGGCTGGCCCCGAACCCCTCGGCCCCGGCGGCGCCGGACCCCATGGTGGTCATGAACTGTGAGAAACCGGCCTTGAGTTCCAGTATCTTGCCCACGGCGGTGAATACCAGACCGGCCTTTATGGCCAGACTGGTGAAGGCCGCGGCGGCGTCAAAGCTGGCGTCATCCATGTTGGTCAGCCAGTTCAGCAAAGGCTCCAACTTGTCCAGCAAACGTTCCGCCATCGGCAACAGCCTGTCACCCATGCGCTGGGCGAACACCATCATGCGGGCCTTGGTCTTTTTCCACTTCTCGCCCTGGGCGTTCACGCCGTTCGACACCTCGTTGAAGGCGACCTCCATCTGCCCCGAACGCTTGGTCATCTCGGTGATGGCCTCGTTGTATTTCTCCGTCCTGCTGTTCAGCAGGGACATGGCCAGCACCAGCCCCTCCTTGCGTCCGCCCAGCGCCTCGGCGAAACCGGTGGTGCCGTCCGTGTGCTTTCGTATCTGGTTCAGGAACTGTATGTCGCCCATGGCGCTCATCGCCTGCGCCGCCGTCTTGAAGCTGGTGCCCATTTCCCTGTTCGTCTTGCGCACCACCCTGGACATGGCGGGGGTCTCTTTTATGATGCCAGTGTAAAGGGCGGATATTTGGGTGCTGACCTCGGACACGTTGCCGGTGACCCCAGCCGCCGCCGTCAGCGTGGCGAACAGCCGCTCTTGTGATACCCCTATCTGCTTCGCCAGCGGCGCCACGCTCCCCATGCTGGCCGCCATGTCGGCGAAGGGCGCCTTGATGGCCAACTTGTTGGTCACGAACGCCAGGTCCGCCAGGTGCTCGGTGGCCGCGGCCGAGTTGTCGCCGAAAATCTCCGTCAGGCTGGTCAACAGACCCAGCGTCTCTTCCGTGCTGGCGAGGCCCGCCTTGCTGGCCTTGGCCACCACATTCATTCTGGCCATGGTGTCCGCCCCGTCGCCCCACGCCGAAATCGCCGAGTACACGCCCTTCGATATATCGTCAGTGCTTATACCCGTCTGGATGGACAAATCCTGTATCTGGGTTTTCAGTTCCTGTATGCGCCCGGCGTTGCCGGGTATAAGGGTGGCAATGCTGGCCATGGACTCGTTGAAATCCATGGCGAACTTCATGGATGCCCCCGCGGCGGCGACCATGGGGGCGCCAAATCTGGTCAGTATTATTCGACCCGTGCGGGACATGGCGCCGCCCATCATCCGCATCTTGTCCGCGTGGCTGACCCCCGCCCGCTCCGCCCGCTTGCTTGCGCCCGTCATGGCGTCGTAACCCTTGGCCGCCTGGCGTGTGCTACGGTCCACCCTGCGCGTCGCCCTGTTTATGTCGTTCAGCGACTTCAAAAGCCGCTCCTGCTCCGCCAGCAGTTTCTCCGAGGTCTTGTCCACGCCCGCCCCGGCCGTGTTCAACTTGGTGTACGCTCGGCTGGTGACGCTGATGCCCTTGGACAGTTTCCGCATGGAAAGGTCCATCTTGTTCGCCGACTCGGTGACCTTCTTTGACACCGCCGAGAACTGGTCTATGGCCTTTATGTTGTAGGAGATTGTGAATGCCATGGGCGGCGGCCTTTCAACGCCCTTTTTCCTCCACCCTGGTTATCGTGTCATCCAAGGCGAAAAGGTCGGGTAGAGGCATGCAATGGGCGTCCCGGTAACTTAAGGCGCCTTGCATGTACCTGCAAAGCACCACTATCAAGTCATCTATTTTCTGCCAGCCCTCGGGAGTCGCTAGTTCACGAGGGAGTCCAATAAAAAAGTTACCACGTACTCGCCGAACATGCGCTCCATGTCGCCGAACGACATCTTGTCGAACAGGTGGGCGTTCATGGTCTCCCCGTCCACGGAGCCGCACCCGTCCGTTATTAGCTTCTGGAACAGGTTGTACACCGTCTCCATCGCCTTGTCGTCCTCGATTTCGGCGAGCGCCAGTATGGTGGACAGCGTTTCGCCCGTGAACTTGTTGTCGTCCTCGGACTCGCTCTTGCCACCCTTGGGCGCCTCGGCCTGGGGCCTGGCCTTGGCCGTTATGTGTTTATCCACATGGTAGGCGCAGAAATTCTTTATGCGGGCCACCTGGGCGCGATGTTTGCTGGCCGGTGCCGTCAGCACCACCACCCTGCACTCGCGCGCCTCCCCACGTATGTGGGCGTCTATGGGGTCCCGCAATTCAAACTCAATTTGTCTGTAGTTCACCATCTCTAAATCCTTTGTCCGTTGTTGCGTTTAAAGTGGCTATCAGAGCGGCTGGTCGCCAACCCACTCGAGGGAAAGCTTGCCGTCGGCGGAAAGCTCGGCCTCGTAGTTGTTGACTATGCTGGCGTTGTTGTAGACGCGGGAGAAGTTCTTGCCGTCCGGCGTCTTCCCCGTCACCTCCACCACGTTCACCCCCGGGTTCTTTTTCCAGCTCCTGGCCAGTTCAATCGCCTCGGTCGTGTTGGGCACGTCGAATGAAACCTTGCCCATCTTGTCCTCGGCGTTGTCGGTGATTACCAGGTCGACGTTCCCGCCTCCCGCGCTCTGCGTGCGCACGGTCGTCTCACCCTCGCCCTCATCTATTTTGCAGGTGTTGGGCAGTATGCCAACGGGGTTGTTGTGTACGATTACAGATGGCTTTGAAAGCGCGTACTTTGCCATGACCGTCTCCTGATTAGTTCAGGCTGAAGGCCAGTTGCAGATTCGCAACGATGGTCCTCAGCTGGGTTACTATTGGCACCTTCATGTTCACGGTCACCAGGCCCGTCACCAGGTCGATCGCCACACTAAGGTTTTGGATGAAGAAATTGCGTGCCTCCTCGCCATCCTGAACCAGCACGTACGGGTCCTTGGCAAGTATGCCGAAGTATCTTATGAACTTGGCGCGGATGGAGGCCTCGTTGTTGATGTTCCTGTTCGGCACCAGGTCACCCAGCGTCAGCCTGCTCTGGGCGCAGTCCTTCTTGATGTTGTTGAACATGAACTCGCGGGCCTGCGAACTGGTGTCCACGTAGTTCAGGTACTTGAAGGACGGGTCCTCGCTGCCGCCCGCGTCCGTCTTGTACGTGGTGGGCACCTCGCCGATTATGATGCCGTTGTTGGCCACGTTGTTGCCGACCACAAAACCGCCCGCCGCCACGATCTCCTCGATTTCGGTGTCGTCAAACCCGAAACCAACCTCCATCACCGGCAACGGCAACGGGGTGTTGAAGTACGGTAGCGAGGCCAGGGCCGGGCCGCCCGTTCCGTCGTTCGGGCCGCCCGCGGCGTTCACGTACCGCGTGATGTTCGCGCCGTCCGTCAGCCGCAGGGCCTTGATGGCGCCAATCATGGCGCTCCTGGCGAACAGGTTCTCGAAGATGCTCGGCCCCTTGTAATCCGCCTCGTTTTCCACGCCCTCGCACTGGTACACGATGTTCTGGCTGTTCAGCAGGTTCAACGCCGTCACGTGGTTCGCCTTGGTGTCCGCCAGCGTCACTATGCCCACGCCGTCCAGCACCCTGTTCTGAACGTTCCAACGCGCGTCCAGCAACGTTTTGAGGTTGGCCACGCCGTAGGAGCCGGGTTGCATGACCTGCTGGTAACGGGTGTTGCCCACGATGGTCGATATGGTTGGCAGGGTGGGCACACCGGCGCCGCCCGTCATGGCGGTTATGGCGACGGAGAGGCCCGCCACCTTGCCGACCACGCGCAACGGAACCTCGTCGCCCTCGGTGCCCGCGTGCCTGTACGTGACGTTGACCTGCGTGTCATCCACCCCATCCACCGCCAGGGCGCACACGCAACTCGTTTTCGTGGCGTACGCCGCCGCCAACTTGGCCGCCAGGCTCGTGGGCGTGTCGGTGGTGAGCACGGCTATGGAGGCCACGCCGTTGCGGGGCGAACCCACGCCGAACTCGAGCGTGCCCGCCTCGGTGGGGGCGCCCGAGAATATGAACTCGCCGACCGACTGCGAACCGGCCGGGTCATCCAGCGCGATAAGGTCGATCGGGGTCAGCGGGTTGATTTCGCGGAAGGCCGTGATGGCGTCCTCCAGCATACCGCCCGTCCCCACCAGCCCGGCGACCTGGGAATCCTCAACGTCCCTGGTCAACGCGCCCGCGACGGCGGTCCCTCCCGCAAGTTTCTGGCCTAAAAACAGCGCCCTCTGGGCCGCGTTCCGGGCCGTGACGTTGGCGCCAATTATGTTGACGGTGGTGTCAGGCTGGCTAATTTGTGTCATTTAAAATTCTCCTATGCGTTTTCGTCGAAATCGACCTCGGTGGATACGATTACCTCTCCATTATCGGTCATTACATTGATGAAATCAAACCTCAAATCACGCCACGCGCCCGTCGGGCTGACAAGTAACGTGTCTGAATTGGCTATCTGGGCGACCTGCTGGAACTCGAAATTGTGGATGTAGTACGCCTTGCGGTACTCGTGCTTCCCATCCCCCTGCGGGTACACCCCGCTGTCGGCCTCGTGCGCGAAGCCGGTGGCGAAGGTGGCGCCCAGCAGACTGCGATACAGGCATGGCCTAACATCCTCGTTCACGTCTCTGGCGTATCGCCCCGTTATCTGCTCCACGGGGGCGAAGGTGTAGACGCTGAAGGGCGATAGCAACAGCCCGTTCCAGGCGTTCTGCACCCCCTGCTCCATGTCGGCGTCCGTCCCCACATAGCGGTCCTTGTTTATGTTGGTGTCCCCCAGCACCACGAACGCCCACAGGGCGTCCGGCGGCTGGGCGTCGTACGCCTCTATCAGCCGCTCCACCTCGCTGGCCCCGCTCACCCGCACCGCGGTGTGCAACCTGGTGCCCTGCACGTCGAAGGTCGGGGGCGCCACCCCAAAGTCCCAGGGTATAACATAGCTAAAATTGTCGTCGTCTATGTAGGTTATGGGGAACAGGCCGTTGATGCCTATCTCCCTATCCTCCTTCAACGTCAAATCCGCCGGGGCGGGCACCGCCAGCCCCTCCACACTTAGTTCCTTCCTGCCCGGCACCGTCAGCAACCTGTAGTTCCCGTCCACCGCTGGCGTGGTCAGCGATTCCAGCCTGACGGAATTCTGGTACCCCTCCGTCAAATCATGGTTGTTGGCCGTCTCGAGGAACGCCTCGCTGGCGTTCCCCGTTACCGTGTCCACCGGGTTGGCGACCCTGGCGTGCGTCACCGTCAGCAAGTGTCCATCCGCCAGGCCATGCGCCGCCTTGGTCACGGTGACCACGTTGCCAGCCACCGCCAGATTGTCGGGCGCCACCCACTCGCTGAACAGGTCGGTGAACCGTGGCAGGTTCTCCCTCAATTGCAGTATTATGTCCCTGGCCTTCATGCCCTAAAAACTCCTCAGTTCCTTGCGCAGTTCCCGCTCGAACCAGTTGCGTATGTCGCCCCTGCGTTCGCTGATGGCCCGCAACAGGTACCGCCTGCCCCCCAACTCGTGCCGCCTGGCGTACGGCGTGTTCGCCCCGAACGTCATGAGGGTGCCGAACTTAATGGTGGAGTGGATGGACTTGGCCAGCGCCCCCGTCAGTATCGCCGGGCTTTCGCCCTTGGCGCTCGCCCTGTGCATCCTTGGCCGCTTGAGCCTGCGGCCGCCCTTGCCCACGTAGACCCTGTACCATCGGCCATGCTTGGGCTTTTTCATGTCCTCCACGGCCGTCTTCTTCAGTTCCGTCCGCATCTCCAGCATGGCGTTCTGCACGCCCCTGCGGGTCTTCTTCTCCAGCCGCCTCAGTTGGGCGTACACCTCTCGGTTGCACTTGCCGGGGCGGATGGTGATTTTAGGCATAATTAGGCTCCTTGTCGTCCTCGCCCCGCACGTTGCAGTAAACCACGTAAAACTCGCCCCGCTGGTCAAGGTCCTCCACCAGCAGTATGTTGTAATTCTCACCCTTGTACACAATCCAATCCTCCGCCGTCAGCCCCGGGTACCAACGCACGTAAAATATGTGCGAAACCTCGACATCCAGGTTGGTCACAAAAAACGTGTCCCGCCCCCTGACGCTCTTGACCGCCGCCCACACCGTCTTCACCTGCTCAAAATTCTCGCCGAAATCCACGTCGGTGGTGGGCGCCTGTATGGCCCTGCTCTTTATCTGTATCCGGCGATCCATGTCGCCCGAGCAGATGGCCCGGTGGTCAACCCTTATGGGCTTGCAACGCGGCATATCACAAGCCCTGTCTGAGGTCGTAGATGCGATGCTGGCTATAGATGGCCTGCGCGCCGGGAGGCAACGGGCAACCCGCGCATCCCGCGGCGTTCACGCCAGACCACGCCCCCGAGCAATCGCCCCTGTTCGCCCACATGGCCGCCAGGTGCAAAAGCAACGCGTGCTTCAAATCCGACGGGATGTTGGCGGCGGTGTAACCCGCCACGAAATCAAATTCTATGGAATGCAAAATCTCGTCGCCATCGGTGGGCCAATCCTTACCGCTGGCGGGGACCACGAAAGAGAAATCGGTTTCGCTGGGGGTGAAGTAGTAATCCGCCGGGTCTATGACCACGGGAACGCCGTTCACCGTTCTGGTGATGCTGGATATGGACACCAGGGGCGCCCGCCGCACCTCATAAGGGGCCTGCGTGTTTATGCGGAAACCCCTGTAAAAGTTTATTGGGATGCCCACCCGGTTGATGAAGAAATCGAGGTACGCCTTGAAATTGGCTTGCCAGAGCACGCGCTTGCAAAGCCGCTCACCAACGTCTATCGCCGCTTTTATCAAAACATCAAAAAAAGCCGCTATTTCAGGGTCGTTAAGCCAATCAGGGTCGCCCTTCACCTGGGCCACCACCTCGGCGGCGGTGACGGGCGCGGACCCTATCCGACTAATCACCCTGTAGTCGTAGATGCTCGGTATTGGTGTCCCCATGCTGGCCCCTTAAAATATACGGCGCGACACGGCGACGCAACGCTTTGGTCAACGGACAAAGGATTTTGGGCCGCGCCGCGCCAGTTCGTGCCGTTTACTCTACGGGCGCCTCGTGTGGGGTGCCCAGTACCGCGACGATCGTCTCGTCAACGGCCGGATTAACCACCGTGAATCGAACGAACCGCTTCTTGCCCACGTACCCGACCTTGCCGGTACCGGCCGCCGTGTACGCCGTCTCGCCCAACACGAAATCAGCGGGCACCGCCACGGCGTCCGCCAGCGCCGGGTCATCGCCGTGCTCAAGGCTGTACGCGGTGGTGTCAATCACGGCGCTGATGAAAGTCAGCGACTCGTACCCCTGGGTGTCCACAATGGTGACCCCGGAGACTATGGTCGCGTCGGGTTTAATTTTGGTTACCTGGTCTTTGTTTGCCATCTTGTGACCTCTTTACTCAAAGTTTCTGTTTTCAAAAAACGCCCCCCGCCAGGCGGGGGGTGTTCCGTTATCCGCGTTCGTTCCCGTTTAGACGGCGCACTTAAGCAGTATGCCCGCCTCCTTGAGAACCACCTGTCCACCGACCCAGCTTTCAACGCTGAACTCCACGAAGCCCCTCTTGATGTAGGGGTTGCGCAGGAAGATGGCGTTGAAGGCGTCCACGACGCAGTACATCTTCATGAAATCGGCGTAGGCCACCGGCACCGCGTCGGCCGCGATGTCAGGCATGTCGTTCATCAGCACGTACGGGTCGCCATTGATTTGGTTGGGCACGCCCGCCCCCACGTTGCCAGCCCTCCAGATGTAGTTTCCGACATCGTCCTTGAGGGTGCGGATGTGTGCCAGTGTGCGCCTGTTCATGCAATACATGGGCATATATCCGTCCTTCAACTCGCCCGTCAGGCCAATCAGGACGTCGAAACCGAAGGTGTTCGCCTCGCCCGAGTTGATTTCGGTCAGCCCGCTCTGCAGGAATCCGGTGGGTTTCTTCACGCCGTTGCCGTTCACGAAAGCCTGCCCCTCCAGCAGTTGCCTGGCCTCCACGAAGTCGCCGGTGATTTCCGTCTCGAGGTCCCAGAAGGAACCGTTCAAAGCGGTGTTGGTGGCCTCGGTGACCACCATCATGCTGTGCACGGGGATGCGGGGCTGGCGATAGGTGCTATGGGACGGAGTCCCATCCTCGCCCTCGCCCGTCCAGTACGCCGTGACCAGCGTTTCGCGGGCCGCCATCTCCACCGCCAGGGCGTCAATGGTCTTGACCCTGGCCACCTGGCGCACGGGGCTGATTTCGGTGATGGGCTTGATGATTTGGTCATCATACGCGTCCCGCATCAGGAAGCCCCCGTCCGGGTTGCTGTCACTGCGCAGGTACTTGGTCTCCAAGCCCGCCTTCTCCATCTGCTCCTCGGTCTTGCCCTCGGCGAACGCCCGCAGGGATTTGATTTCGGCCTCTAGCCGCTGGGCCTTCTCGCCCCCGGCGCTGGCGGGGATTTGACCCAGCTTGGCGACCTTGGTCTCGAGTTCCTTCACGGCCTCGGCCTGCGCCTCGGCGCCCTTGCGCTCCTCGGCCAACTGGCCGATTAGCTTCTGGTTCTCCTCCTCCATCTTGTCCAGGGCCTTGTTCGCCCTTTGCATCTTCTCCTCGAGTTCGGCGATGCCGCCCTCGAACTTGGCCGATTTCTTCTCGATGGCATCGTGGGCCTCGCGCACGGCGTTTATCGCCTCCGCGTATTCCTGATTTTTCTTGTCTTGGTCTGACATTTTCTTACCTCACAAAGTTTTTAGTTTTTTGGCGAATTGCTTCAGTTCGCGCACCAGTTCCGCCGTGTCCTCGGGCGCCGCCGAATCGCTCGGCCCCGCCTCCTGAAAACGGCTGGCAAGGTACACTATGCTTTTGCGCGAGAACGCCCCTGAATCCCTCAGTAGGTCCTCGTATTCGCGCCGCGTACGCACCTTTTCCACGTCCCCCAACTCGAACTTCTTCATGTCGGTGACCGACGCTTTGGGGTTCACCGGCTGGGAAACAAGGGAAATCTCGTACAGGTTGGCGCGCTTTATGATGCGGATTCCCTCCTCATCATAATCAAATTCCTTTACACGGAAACCTATGGACATGGAGCGGACGGAGCCGACTTTCATCTGCGGTATGACCCGCCCGGCCACCAGCGTGTCCGCCTTGGGCATCTTGCCCTTCACGAAGAGGCCCCTGTCATCCGTGCGTATATCCACGAACACGCCTATGATGTCATCGAAATTGTGTTGCCACCGCAAATCCGGCGTCAACTCCTTCAGACTTTCATCAAAGCACCCCTTCACAATCACGTCATCATAGCGGTCTATGTTGCCCCATGTGGAGCCGTACCCCTCGAAATAGAAGAAATCGGGGTCCTCCACCGTTGGCAGGGCCTTGCATTCGAAAGGCACGCACACGGGCGCGTTGTCCGGTTTGTAGCTTCTGTCCTTCGCTGTCTGCATGGCAAGCTCCATTCGTTAACAGTACGCCACCAGTATCCCAGATTTCAAGCGTTCCGACACGTAATGAATTACGGTGACCAGCAATTAACGTGTATGATTAGAGCAGAACGCCGAAGGTGTACAGGGCCACGCAACGACAATTGACCAGGTTGCCGGGGCTTGCCCCCAGCGACCAGTCACCCGGGAACATCAGCAGTTCCCCGCCCACCACAAAAGGGAGGCGCACCGGCTGGCGCTGGAAGCGGGCGGCCTCGTGCGCCGGTCTAACCCTGCTGTCGTTCCTTGGCACCCACTCCTTTATCGCCTCCAGTTGCGCCGCCGCCGTCAGGCCCCCGGCGACCATGCCCTGCGCCTCCCGCACCGTCGCCGCCTTTGTGCCCTCCGTGGCCTTCTGCGTCTCCGTGGCCGCTATGCTGGCGGCCCTGGCCGCCGTGTACGCCTGCAGTTCCTGGAAGGCCTTGGCGGCGTCCCGATCGTTGCGGGCCAGCGCCGCCAGAATCTGGCGTTGCGACGTGCCCAATATCTGGTCCACCGAGGCGCGGGCGCTGGAGGAGGCCAGGATCAGGAGCAGGCTGACCATCTCGGGGCTGTTTTCGCCTATCTGTCTTTCGCCCGCATCCTTCAGCGCCCTGTTGATTTCCTTCAGCACCAGCCGCTGAAATCGGGCGCCCGCCTTCTCGTAATGGGACAGCAGTATGTTGAACAGTTCGGGCCTGAACTCCTCGGTGTTCAGCGTCAGGCCGGTGCTCTGGAACAGGGACAGGAACCTGGCGTTCTGGCGCCCCAGCAGGCGGCGCACCTTGCCCCGCAACTCGCTCTCCAGCCGCAACTTCATGCGCAGTTGCCTGGCCGCCGCCCTCTCCTTTTCCGCTTGGGTGGCCATGTCTAGGCCCTGGTCAAGTGGTCAATCTCGTCCTTGGTGAACACGGGGCGCCCCCGGTAGTCCACCGCCGCCTCCAGCGCCTTGCGGGTGGCGCCGTTCCCTTTCCCCTCGGCCGCCGGTGGCTCCTCCCCCAGCCCCTCCAGCGCCGGTATCTCGTTCGCCGGTCGCAGTATAACGTCCCCGCCATCCCGCTCCTCAAGCCCCAGCAACACCCGCAACTCGTTGACGGTGCTGACGTTGATTTCCTTCTGCGTCTTCACCACCTCCATGCGGCGGGGCGCCAACTCGGGTATTTCCTTCTCGTTGTACCAAAGCTCGTAATCCCGCCAGTCCTTCTCGAAGCGGTACATCAGCGCCGATGTCAACTGGCCCAAAAGGAAACGCGCGACGGGCAAGATGGCCTTGTCGTACTCCGCCACCTGGCTGGTCTGGTAATTGCTGAACGTCTGGGCGTCCTGCTCCACCGTGGGCAACGGAATTTTGAACTGACGGTATATGGCCGTTCTGGTGTTCAGCGTCAGGGTCTTGTAATCCATATCCCTGTTATTGATTATGGTCTCCTCGTACTTCACGTTCTCGAAAAGCATGGGGCGGCCAGCGTTGTCGGCGCCCACGAAATACAAATCAACCTGGTCCTGCATGCGCCTGAACTGGGCGTCGGTCAGCGGGTACTTGTTGTCGTTGGTGCTGAAGACGCCGCCGGGGCGGGCGCCCCGCTTCAGGAGGGACTTGTTGTGGCGGCCGCTGTATATGTACTGCTCAATGTCGTTGTAAAGCGGCTTGGCTATGGGGGTGCCGAAGAAATGGCGGGTGCCTCTGCGGGGGTTGAAACTGAAGACGGGCCACAACTCGTTATCGTCCGACTTGGCCCTGAACCGCTTGCGCCCGTCTATGTTGTCACCCCTGAAGACCACGTTCATGAACTCGCTTTGGATGCGGATGGTATCCATGTCCCCCATGCGATCGGGGTTGACGGTGCTGTGCTGGGGGTTCAATATGTCCAGACTGGCGGGCGGCCTGGTGATGGGACCGAACGACTGGATGTAGGGGTTGCCGGTTATAAGGAACATGGATGCGAAGTGCAACAGGAAATCCGCCTGGCTCATGCTGTCGTTCGGGTACTGCAACAGGGTGAGGAGCGGATGTTTCGCCATCATCTCGCCCGTGCTTTTCCTGCGCACGTACAGCGGCAACTCGGCGAACCCCTCGGCTATGCGGTTCACGGCGTCGCTGAAAGGGGCGCACCTTTCAAAATACTGTATGAGCACGGCGAACGAAAGGTCCCAGTTGTCCGTATCCTGCAGGTGCCCGACGAAACTGGAGGCCAGCAGGGGCGAACCCGCGCTTTTCATCTCCATGGCGGGCGGCCCCTCCGCCGGTGCGTCATAATACCACTTTAGCTCCTCGGCCTGCGGCGCCGACACTAGCGACTTGGCGAACTCCCTAAATCCTGGCATCTTACAACATCCTAATTCTGGGTTCGGCGGGCTGTTTTATCGCCAACTCGTGCACCGCCCACACCAGGGCGTCCATTCTGTTCGGCGATTTGCTTTGCCCGGGTTGGTAATTCGCCATCTCGTCCTCTAGCTCCTTGAGGTTATGGCCCACATGGTGAACCAATCCCTGCTCATACAGGGTCGCCACCGGTTCCGCCCGCACGGCTTTGCCCTTGGTGGCCGTGACGAGCTTGGGATATATATCGCCTCGGTAGGTGTTTATGGTGCTCTCAACCATGTCACCGCCGAAGTTCTTTTCAGCTATGATTCTATCCGCTTTGTAGAAGTCATACAACCCGCAGGACACTTTAGCCCATTCTATGGGCTTGTAATTACCTGTCTTGTCCGCGAACACGTATATGTCCCGCCCCAGTCTGCCCGCGACCACTATGCCCGTGTCATCCGTCTTCTCACCTTTGCTTCCCTGCGGGTCGATCGCCACCACCGTGCGCTCCATGCGCTCGAAATCCATGCTTTCCACGCGGTTCTTGTTGAAGTTGGCGCGGGTGAACAGGGCGTTCGGGTTGTCAATCTCGTTCCAATTGCCCTGACACAGCGCCTTGTAATCCGCCGCCGACAGATTCTCCAGACTGGCCCTGTACCCCGGATCCTTCTCCAGTAGTTTCACGTTGTCATCCAGATACCCCCTTATGAACGTGAAGCTTTTGGTCTCCGTCTTGGGGCCGAACCGCTCCACCAGTTCCTCCCTGGTGTCGGCCCACACGAACGCGTCATCCTTAACCACGAAATAGCGCACCACCCCACTGCGCTCGGGTATGACGTACCCATCCGGCGCCAGCCACCATTCAATCATTTTCTTGACCCAGCTGTTCGGGTCCGGGTTGCAAGTGGCCCGCACGTAGCTGTTGATGCCCGTCATGCTACGGTTGCGGCTCATTATGTACTGGAACTCGCGTTGCTCGAACTGCGTGACCTCATCTATGGAAATCACGGGGCTTTGCAGCCCCTGCCAATACTCCGCTATTCTGGCCGCGTGCTGACTGTGCTTGAAGAATATCTTGGCGCCCGAGGGGAAGACGAACTTGGGCTTGTCGCCCTTGGTGTCCCGTCCCCTGAACAGCCCGAAAAGCTCCTTGGCCTCGTCCCACAGCCCACCGGCGTCGAATATCTGGCTGTATGTCTTGCGGGACACCACGCCTGAATAATTGGGAATGTGTATCCACTTCAAATGGTCGAACAGCAGTGACCACGATTTGCCAGCGCCAGCCTCGCCCCCGTAAAGGGCGATGTCGGCCGAGCAGTTCTGGAACCGCTCCTGGCCCCCCGGCTGGGGCCACAACACCACCGTGTCCCTGAACGTTCGCTCGAAATCCGCCCTGTGCTCCGCCGGTATGGCGTGCGGGCTGGCAACGCGGCGCTCGGCGAGCCACGATTGCAGTTCGTTCATCGCCTATTTCTTGGCGGGCTTCTTCTTGGTGGCCGCCTTCTTCTTGCCGCCCATCTTCTTCTTGTTGGCGGGCGGCGTGGCCTCGTCTGGCGTCTCGGGCGCCTGTCCGCCAACGTCATCCTTCTTCGGTTCCTCCTTCTTGTCCTTGGCTGGCTCGGGCGGCGGGGCCGACACGGGCGCCCCAGGGGCGTCCTTGCGCAAGGCGTTCAGCCTGTTTATGGAGGCGGAGAGGTGAAGGGAGGCCAGCGCCGTGGCGTCCATCACCTTGCCCGTGCCCTCTATCTGGGCCTTCACCTTGCCGCAGGCGTCCACCAGGCGCCGCAACATGGCCATCGCCTCGCTCGTGGCGTGCGTGTGCTTCTCATTTGACATAACCTATACTCCTCCTCAACGCTCGCCAGGCTATGGTCACCACGCCGCGCGCCAGCGCCCTCCTGAATTGGGGGTCGCGGGCGGCGGCGCCCATCCTGGCGGCCTGTTTTATGAAATTCCCCACCATTGACACGCCCATTTAGTGACCTCCTCCGTGCGGCCCCCGACCTTGGCCACCCTATCCACTATAAGCAGGTGCTTCTTGGTCACCTCAATATCGGAGGAGCGCACCAGGTACGACTTGAGCATTTCGGCGATCGCCCTGTAGTCGGGCTTCCCGCCCAGCGCGTAAGTCATCTCCACGTTGGCGTGCAACGCCTCCGCCTCGTAATGGGAGCGGCGGGATTGGCTGAACACGTACCTGAACACGAAACTGGCCTTGTCCCTTTTCCATTGCTGGGCGTGGATTAGCTCGTGGCAGATGGTGGTTATCTGGTCCTTCAGTTCCGCCTCGTCCCCCACTCCGGGCTTGAAGCTCAGCCAAATCAGGCGCCCTATGGTTATGGACCAGCGGCTCAGCCACTTGTCCACCGCCCCTATGTCCATGGCGTCCACGGCCCACTTGATGATTCCGTACAGGGCGCTCCCCTTGGTGACTATGCGCACGTTGTACTTGCGCTTGGCGGCGCCCAGGAACCTTTGAACATTGTACTTGGTTATCTGTTTCATGTGTCACTGTCTCCCACCCTGGCGCATTCCGCCAGCGGCTCCGTCCCCGTGTCCGGTTGCGTGTCCGTATCGCCCTCCACGCAACGCCATTCCCCGGGGTCTATAACGGCGCAGTTGACCACATCCTCCCACCACTCATCGGCGTTGCAAATCTGCACCACGTCCCCCCTGCACCTGGTCTCGTATTTCACGCACTGCCCCACGCACCCCTCCAGCAGTAGCAGGAGTATGGCGGCGCCAATTATGGTCAAAGTCTCGAACAGTTTTTCAATCATCTATGGCCCTCCAAGTCCTTGGCCGTCAAGTGCAACAGGCCCATCAGGCGCCGCTCCTCGCGGTCAATCTCGGCCGCCGTTTTAACCGCGGCCGCCTGCGATTCGAACCAGTTGCTCCATGCGGTGACCGACATGCTGGTCTTCTCCAGCACCCCGCAATCGGCGGCTATGATAACCGCCAGCGATTCGTTACGCAACGTTATGGCGTCCGCCCGCAATTCCTTCAGCGCGCATTCCGCCGTCTTTGTAAGCACCGGTTTTTCCATGTCTCATCCCTTTCATTCTATTGCAAGCGCGGCCGTTTTTCAAGAACGGCCAGGGCGGGGAGGGTCCAACGAAAGGGAAAGAACCCCCACCCCGCCCGGCCTATTTTTCCAAATCAACCCCAACATCCACGCCCATCCGCTTGAGCATCACCCGCACCTTCAGGCTGGTGACGAAATTGACGGATTGGTCCTCCGCCACGTCCATCAGGTGCGCCCTGTCGTCCACGTGCTCCAGCGCCTCCTCAATCAGCGCCCCCTGCTGTTCCCGCAGGGCGCCGTATATGGCCCTCAACTCCTCAACGGTGAAATCTATCATGGTTTTCCCTTTCGTTAAGCGCAACGGTACCACACCAGCGGCGCGCCACGCAATTAAAAAACGCAATGCGGCGGGTTCATCCCACCAGTATCCCGCTGTCCCGCAGGCTGGTGTAATTGTCGGGTGACATTTCGGGGCCGGTTATCACATGCTCCAGCAGTTGCAATCCCATTAACTTTCCCGCTTCCTGCAGGCGTCTGGTCAGCGCCACGTCATCGGGGCTGGGCGTGGGGTCACCGCTGGGGTGGTTATGGAAGGCGGCCCACCTGCAGGCCGTCGTCTCCAGCAGGTACCTGAACACGTCCACGGGATTCACCATGCACCCGTTCGCCGCCCCCACCGCCACTATCCGCAGGCCCAAAATCTCGTTCTTGTTGTTCAGCGCCACCGCCCCGAAGAACTCCTGCATCCTCATCTGGCGCTTTTCGGCGCCCGTCAGATGCCGCCCTATCTGTATCACCATGTCCGCGCTGTTGCATATGCGGGGCCGCCCCGTTGGCCCGCGGCTGGCGGGTAGCAGTTGATATTCCGGGGCGTCCTCGCTCCTGGCCCACAGCCCCTCTTTTCGCCTGCGCCTGCACATCAGGACACCCAGAGGTTCCCGCCGTGGTCATAGTGCACCTTGGTCGGGTTGTAAAACTGGTCCACCCCAGGCTCCGATCGGTCCCGTCTGGCCATGCCCCGCAGGAACTCAGCCTTGGATACCCGCAGATAGATGCGGGCGTGCCCCACCCACACGTTTATCCTGTTCGCCTTGGCCACCAGCGCCAGCAGTTGCGTCCTATCCATGGTCCACCACCCTTGTCTCCTGGTCCCACACCCTTGCGCTCACGGGGTAAATCCAGGTCCTCCCGCCCTTGTCCACGTTGTTGGGGTACCTGTCAAAGTACTCCCGCTCGGCGTTGTTGTATGCCCTTTGCGGGATGCGACCCTTGCGGGCCAGTTCCCCAAGCTCGCACACGCTTTTCCACTCGTCTTCCCTGCTCATGTCTTTCCCTTTCGTTGTGGCGCCGCTGGCGCCCTGTTAACTCTGGCAACGCTGGCAAAGGCCCCAGCGCCCGTGATTGGGGTTGGCCACCCAATGCGAGGCCCTGCAACGCGGGCACTCCACCAGTCGCATCATCCGCATGGCCAGCGCCAGCCCCTTTTCCGTGGGCCGCAACACCGGCAATTTCCGATGGCAAGGCCCCCATTTCAAGTCGCCATCCACCCGCGCCAGGCCCTTGGCCACCATGGAGCGCACGGTGGGCGCCTTTATGGTGCGCTCCTTGGGCGCCCGCCCCTTCCAAGTCCACCCGGTCACGCTGTACCCGCGGGTGAGGTGCCCGTGGGCCAACAGCAAATAAAGGCATTGTCTTTGTTTTTCAGTGAGGTTTTTCATATCAGCACCGCCCCCACAACCTCGCACACGTCGCCGCCCCTGGCGTCCGCCAGTTCATGCAACCTGCGGCGCAGGTCCGCGTTCCGCAGTTCAACCCAGCCGTATCGGGGGTGCTCGTATGTGTACACCCACCCCGCCATCTGGCACGCGCTCCAGCCTGGGCGGCGTTGCGCGCGGTACCTGCGGCGGGGGGCGCAAAGCCCCCGTTCCTTGGCGCGGTGCACGGTATGCGCCCACTCCCACATGTCGTCCAGCGTGGCAAACGTTATGTCCGCAACCTCATCGCCATCCACCTCGAACACCAGAAATCCGTCGCCCACCAGTATTTCGGCGTCCCGCCCGTCAAAAATATTGGCCAATTTCAATTCCAACGCGGTTTCAATATCCATGTCACTCCTCCTCTTGAGCCAGCGCAACCCAGCGGGCGGCCTCGCCCATGGACTGGCATTTCGCCATGTTGTTCTCAGCGAGGCCCAACTGCGTGAGCACGTTGTGGATGCCGCCGTGGTAGGCGTGCCCCGCCTGTATGCCCATTATTATCTCCTCGATGCTGGCCTTCGCCGTCTCCAGGCAATGCAACGCCGCCACCTTGTTGGTGTTTGCCAGCCAGTCAATCCTCTCAACCATTAATTCATTGTTTGTGTTTTTCATCTTGCTTCCCTTTGCTGTTGCGTTGCGGTTCATACCTGTTATTACTGCAATACTTGTACCAATATTTTTACCAATACACAATCCAATTATCTCAACACGATACACGGTCGCAAGCCCGTGCGCTAAAACGCTAATTCGCTAAAATTTGCGCACACTTATTCTGTAATTGGTCTATCGGATTGGAAAGATTGTACTTTTTAGGATATTTTCACCAGTGCAAAGATTTGCGTACTCCGCAAAGTTTACACACCGATTTCAGCGGATACGACGCTCCATCTGCGCTATCTCCCTGCACGCCCTGTTGTACAGTTGCTCCGCCTCCTTCACGCCCTTGGCGTACAGCACGGATTGCTCTAGCCACGCCAGCGCCCCGTCCCGTATCCGCTTCCAGCGGTCAAGTATCTCGGCGTCGGCCATGGGTGGCTTCCCGGCTCTGGCCCGCTCCTGCGCCAGCCGCATTATCTCCGACTTGACATCCGGCTCGGTCATTCGTCGGCCCCGGCGAACAACTCAAGGAACCGCTTGTAGGGGGGCTGTACACAGCTGGAAAGCTCGACCCAGGTCTGCCCCTCCTCGGGGAAGGTGTGTATGGCCAGGTGAGATTCGGCCAGCAACACGGCCCATGACCAGCCCTGGGGCTTGAAGTGATGTTGCATCTCATCAAGTATCTCGAACCCGCAGTCATCCAACATGTTCAGAAACCGCCGCCGCAAAGCCGCAGGGTCCGTATCGGGTATCCATTGCCCGTATCTGTACATTCTAGCCTTCATCGTAATCACCGCCTTCCGTGGCGTACGCCGCGTCCTCGTCCAGAAACTCGGGGAACGTCTGCCCGATGGCCTTGGGGTCGCCCTTGTAGAACACCAGGACGTTCTGATGCACCCGCCCCACCTTGCGACCGGCGTTCATGCTCTTGGTCACTCTTATAGGCACGGTACCCGCGGAGTTGACAAGAATCAGTTCATTGTAGTACCTGAACCCGGCCTCCTCCATTATTTGTATGGTTTTGGGCACCAGACCGGCGTACAGGCCGTCTTTGTCCCTCACCTCGGAGGTGACAACGCAAGCGAACCGATCGGGCTTGAGGGCGGTGTAGGCGGCCTTGAACACGGCGCTGTAAACCGTGTAAAACTCCGAGTGCGACATGTTGCTCAAGTCCCTGGGGTCATCGCTGTACTTCTCCAAGTCCAGATAGGGCGGGCAACTAAAGAGCAAATCCTGGCTCTCGTTGGGGATGTACTTGAGCAAGTTCTGGCCGTCGTCGTTGTGGTATGTGCAGGGCAACCCCGCATCTGAACACCGCATCTGATTGATTTTGGCCTGGGCATCACGCAGTTCTATCCCCGTGAAGGTCTGTCCCTTGGTGCCCGCCACAAAGCCGAACACGGTGTCACCGGCGAACGGGTCGAACGCCTTGCCATGGGGCAAACCGAACCACTCGACCACAATCTCCGCCAGCACGGCGTCCAGTATGCTCACCGTCCCAATCTTGGCCCCCAGGCTGTCCTCGGCGAACAGGGTCTGCTCCCGCGTCTCGCCCTTGTCATTGATTACCGCCTGCCAATGCTTCCGGCGCTCCTGCCAATACCCCTGTCGGGTGTCCAGCACGCTGAAGGGCGGCACTATGAACCGCTCCCGTAGGTTGCCCGCCATGCTCGGGTCGCTGGCGTACGGGTCCTCGTCCTCGCCGTCGCCATCCCCAAGCTCGAAGCCTGCCAACTCGAGGTCGAAATTGGCCGCCTCCAGAAATTCCCTGCCAGCCAGTTCAAGCTCCTGGTCTATGTGAGACAGTTCGGCCAGCTTGTTGTCGCCAGCAAGTCGGCGAACTCGGCCTCGGCGCTGTCGTAGTCCTGGTAATCCACCGGCACCCTTTCGCACCCCAAGGCCCTGGCGGCCTGCAGGCGCCCGTGCCCCTTCACCACCATCTTCGAGCGGGTGGAGACTACTATGGGGTTGCGCCACCCCTGATGTCGGATGATTTTGGCCAGCAGGTCAATCTGGTTCGGCGGGTGCTGGTTCGGGTTTTCCGGGTTGCCCTTCACCAGTTCGGTCAGCACAAGGTCCTTATGGGCGCAATAGACCGAAACCTCGGTCCCGTCATCACAGGTAACAACAGCGTTCTTGTTCGTCATTTTCGTTCCTTTTTCTTCTTCCATGGCAACGCGAAAGCCACGGCCGCTCAGTATTTGGTCTTGTAAAGTCCGTTGTTCCACACCCCTGGCACCCCGCGCCCCTCTTTCAGATGGTATCCCTCACCCCCGTCCATCTGCTCGCCCCCAAGGCGGTCGCACCAAGGCAACGCCACTCCCTTCCACACCTCGCTTCCCGGGTCGCCCCTCCTGGTGTCACTGCTCTGGCGGTGGGCGTTGATGAATTGCCACCGCAATTTCCGCTCGGCGAACCAGCGGGTCAGATAATCGAACAGGGTGTTGGCCGCCATGCCCATGGCCAAATTAAAGTAATGCGGGCCACCGCCCCCTTTCCAAAGCGTGTTCGTGCGCCCCCGCACGCCGTGGAAGTTGCCCTCGAACTCAATGCCTATTGTGTTTTGGGAAAGGCCCTGGGCGTGCCAAATCATGTCGGTGAAGTCATTCACCAGCACCACCTTGCCCTCCTGCGTCACGCCGATATGAGCGTTCAGCCGTTCCCAGCCCCTGGGGTTCGATGGCATCTCACACCCCGTCTGATGCAGTGTCACGCCCTCAATTTCCGCAAGCTTGCGCTTGCGCCCGTAGTTCTTGGGCGCCGGGTGGGCGCCCCGTATGTCCACAAAGAACCTGTTCAGCGTGTCGCCCGAGGAATTGTCTATGTGCTCCAGCAACGCCCGCCAGGTGACGGGGCCGCATATGCCGTCCTGCAGGATGCCCAGCTTGGCCTGAATCTGGTAGACCGCCTCCTGTGTATCGGGGCCGAATATCCCGTCGTTGGGGCCTGTGTCGCAACCAATCAGGTCGCCCAACTCCTGCAGGCGGCGCACCACCGCCCCGTGCATCATAGGGCGGGTCAACTTCAGGGTGCGGAACTCATTCATCGGTTTCGCCGTCCGCCTCCTCCGACTGGGCGTTGTTCTCGGGAACCGCCTCCTTCTGTTCCGCTGACGCATCGGGGCGGGTAACCGTGTAAACGTCGAATTTCTGCGTTTCCTTGCGCTCCACGGAAACCATGTTGGAGTACACCACATCGTCCCACTTGTCCCGCAACGCCCTGCGCGCGTACACCAGCGCCTCGTCCTGCGTCACGTTCCTGCAAATTATCTTCAGGTCTTTCATGTCTGCTCCTGTCCCGGCCGGTCGCCCACCAGTGGCAGGTCGCCGTACCATTTGCCGTCAATCTTCACGGGGCGGGGCAAAAGCATCTGCGCCCGCTGGCGGCTGTACCCGCCCCGCCTTGTGTTCTTGCGCCACCTGTACAGCCCCACGGGGCTGGATACGGACACCAAAGCCAGCCACGCCTTGCGCCTGGGGTACCCGCACTGTCGGGCCACCTGGTACAATAGCTCGTTGGCGTAGGCGAAGGGCAGGCCGTGGGTGCTGAACAGGTAATCATGTATCAGCACAGCCAGCACCAGGCGGTCGTCGTCGTTGTCCACGAACCCCCTGAAGGCCCGGGGCACGCTGGCCAAATCAGTCAAAAAACCTGGCAGAAACTCGAACTCCACGTAGCTGGTGTCGGCGAATTTGACGACGGCGTGCACTCTTTTGCACAACGCCCGCACGTCGCCCCTGTCACCGTAGTGCCCCAACAGCCTGTAATCGGGCAAAAGCACCCCGAACTCTTGCTCGAAGTCGTCCCTTTGCGCCTCGTACGGCGTCCGCCTCCGCTCTATGTACTCGAACCGCCTGCGGCCATCCATCTCCAGCCCCGCCACCCTGTCCACCGCGAACGCCAATCCCGTTCCCATAGTTAGCCCCCGTCGCTAAATTCCTCTTTGTACCTGTAGTAATCCGCTATCACCCCAATAATATCCCGCGCCGTCACCCCGGGCAAGTTGATTGATATGTTCAGCCGTATGTCGTAGCAGGCGCAATGCGGGCACACCTTGGGCACCACGTCGTCATCCAGTTGCGCGGCGCACCCCGCGCACTGCCACCAGGCCTCTATCGTGTTGCGTCTCATATTCCCATCACCCTGGTCCTCCATGGTTCCGTAGGGTCAATCTTTTCGCTGTAATATGGGTCATACCTCCCGGCCCTTATTTCCCCATGCACGTGCGCCCTGGCCTTGGCGATCGGCCAGTTCATGACCGCCGCCAGCATGCCTATGAACGTCTCCACGCACAGATAGACGGGGTATGTAGGCAGGTTGCGAAGGCTGTAATGGCGAAGTATCCTACGCACCGTCCCTCCCCAGCCGCTCGGCCATGGGCGCCACGTTGTAGAACTCCGCCACCTGCGCCCCCGTGTAGTCAACCGAATGCCCGTTGGTTAAAGTCACCGCTATACGGCGCGGCATGTTTGTCTTCTGGTCCACGTATATGCTCTGCACCGGCCGCCAGTCCAAGGCGTCCGGCACCAACTCGAGCACCCAGTCGGGCAGGCGAACATCCATCAGATAATAATGGAACGTCTCCTAACCCACGCCAATCACCACCGCTATCAGTTCACGCTTCTTCGGCATTCTTGCCCTCCAGTATCAGCACCGCCCTGGCCCGCAACAGTTGCACAGTCTGCGGTTCCACCACTAGCCTATCGCTTGGCCCGGCGTCTTGCGTCATGAAATGCACCAGTTCCGCCAGGTCTCTGGCCGCCTTGCTGGCCCCGAAAAAAAGGCCGTAGTGCAGGCGGGCGCCTGGGGTTATTTGTATACCCCTTGATACGCCAGCTTGGGGTCGCCGAATATAGCCCTTGCGCTCCAGACACTTCAGCATGTCATTGGTGGCGTTGGTGCTGGTCACGCCCATGTGTTCGCCAATCTCTCTCAGTGTGGGCGCCTGCAGGTGCTCCACGAACCGCGTTACCAGGTAATCCATCATCCGCGTCTGTTGCCTGGTCAGCGGTTTCAATTCAGCCCCTGTTCCTTCATTTTGTTCTGTTGTTGTTGCGCCGCCTTGCGCCACCGCTTCAGGCAATCTGGACAGATTCTGGCCTTCCTGGTGGCCCTGGCTTTTTTATTGAAATCCCGCAGGGCGTTGCCGCCCAGTCGCCGGGCCTCCTTGTGGCGCAGGCGCTCGGCCTCGAGTTCCTCTTTGGTCATCTTGCGTTGCCACTTGTCTATCGGCAACGGATACAGCAACAGCGGGTCGCACATCTTCCCGCAGTCGGTGCACTTCTGGTCAGTCGTTGTGATTTTTTTCTTGCTCATGTTCACGCCATATGAATTCGGGATGCTGGCACAATTTTATGCCAAGCCAAATAATACTCAGTATTGAAAGGGCCGTGATTCCCAAATAAATCCAAAGAAAAATGTTTTCAATTTTGCTCATTGTCGCCCCAGCAACGCCCGCCAGAGCCGCCCCCAATAGCCGGTCCCGTTACAGGCGTTCCGTATCTTTTCCACAAGCTCACCCTCGTTCTCGCCGTACGCCCCCAGCAGGTCCATCGCATCCTTCATGATGGCCTTGTATTCCAGCATCTCCGTTCGGGTGGCCTCCAGGGCGCTGGCCAACTTGGCGTTAACAGCCTCCAACTTGTTGGCGGCCCCCCGCAGTCGCTTGTTGTCGTGGTCCCGCACGGCTATCAGGTTTTCCACGCGCTCCACATCCCTGGCCATGCACACCCAGCCAGTTCTCGAGGCGGACAATTTGCCGCCCTTGTTAACCGTGTACCTGGTGATGCGGTTCCGCTTGCCACCCAAAATCTTTTCGGCCAGGGTCTTCTTTCGCTTGCTCACTGGTTACCCTTTCGTTTCTGCAGGTCCGCCACCTCCGCCCGCAGGCGGTTGTTTCTGGTCTGCAGTTCCTCAATCTCCATCCGCTGGTCAATGTCCCGCCCGCTCAGTTCGGCGTTCAGCTGGCACGATTCGGCGAACTTGGCCTCCAGCCTTTCCACCTCCACCGCCTTGCACAACCTAGTGCCCTTGCTCCAGTACTCCCGCCCCTTGCAAACGTCCCCGGGGGCCAGACTGGCCTCCTCGGCCACCGTGTCGGAGCGTAATACCCAGCGTCTAATTTCGCTCATGGTTGCCCTCCAATGCCTCCACCCGGGCCAGCAGACGCCGCAGTATGTAGAGGGTGGCCTTGCGCTCGTTGAACACGGCAAAGGCTGCTATGCGGGTCGCCTTGGTCAATATGTCGAAAATCAGCGGGGCGCTGTTGCGGGGTATGATGGTTTCCAGCATGGCCCCAGCGTCGAACAGCGTCAGCGCCTCCAGGTCGTCAAGTATCGCGCCCAAGTCCTTATTATCCAGGGCGTTGCGCTTTTCGTCGTTCATAGCGGCACCTCGCACCTGGGGCAATGCACGACGATTGTTCCCGTCGGGTTGTACAGGTTGCGCCCGCACTTTCCGCACACCGCTATGTCCCACACCTCCACGTTGCGCCCAGATATGTCGGACAGCGTGGCGGCCAGCCCCTGCAGTTGTTCCTGTTTCCAGATGCCCCGCTTGCACCTGCGCCAGTAGGTGGGGTACGTGATGCCCTGGCGGGCGGCCAGCGCCTTCTCGGTGCGGTCCTCGGGTTGCGGCAACCCCGCCAGAATGGTCTTGATGTAGGTGCGATTTATGAACATGGGTGGATATTGGCACATTTAAAAACGCAATGCAAGAAGCAAAGATTTAAAAATGCAACTTCAGGTTTTCAAGTATGGGAGCTTTGCTATGCTCATCGCTCGTATCCTTTCGTTGGTGGGGTCCAGTGTTTGTAGCTGTTATCGCCCCTGCATTGCTCACCATCAAACCCCGCTAAGTCACAATGGCATGTATCACAATCATTTTGTCCAAAATAATTACATGTTCCACATTCAATGGAAATCTCAGCCGCTAGGCATTCGGGGAGGCGTTGGGGATTTTCGTTTTCATCGAGATCAATACGCATGCCAAAAACCGAACACATCGACTGATTCAGATACGCTGAATATTGATACAGGTCACAACCCTCACACGAATCCCCGTCAACGTCTATTTGAATAACTATGTGTTTCATTCCTTCGCCTCCCATCTATCCGTGTAGCCCCATCGCTCGTCATCCGGCATGGGGCGGTAATAACAATGCCAGCATCGACCGTCCAGGACTCGCTCATACGTGTGGCGGCATGTGGCGCAACTCCTCGACAGTGGCAATTCCAGTTGCGTCATCGCTCGGCTCAATAACCCCTATAAAACGCAATAAACCATAGTCCTATGCTGATGTATGGACCTCGGTTCTCATGCCACACGGGAGTCCACAACTCAAACCAACAACGCCCGAACCACTTGATGCGAATTCCATAATTTATTTTGTTGGCAAATGGCTTATATACACATAATCCGCGCCAGGCGCTTTTAATATCAAACATCACGCCACTCGTCTCCTTTCGTTGGTTGACAAATCGCCATCAAATGTCCCTATTAGTTTCTTAGCCATGTGCCGCAACCATCACTCACCGCCTTTCAGCCGCTTCACTATCCAACATCTACATGCGAATATTAATCTCCCACAATAGTCGCACCTGTACCACGGTCTAGGATATCCACTCATCGCTCGCCGCCTTTCATAACAACCTTCATTTTTTCAAGATGGTTGGCCAAAATAATACCAATGCACAGGCAATAAACCCATCCAACCAAAGACCAAAACATTCCACCAAGTAAAATGATATCCAATGTGATTAAATACCGGTGCAGGAAGTACCCCAACGCCGCACACCAGAGGAGCGACAACACCATGCAGACGTGGAATATAAAGCCTTCAATGGTCATATGATAAACTTCATTTCAATTTTCATGTCCAGCGCCGTGGCCAGCGCCACCTGGCGGACGAACTCGTTGGGGGTTACTAGCTTGTATTTTTCCCTGTACCTTACACCACTGCAACACAGGCCGCATCTGTTGCCGTAATCGGGGTGGGGCAACGGGTCGAACGCCAGCAGGTCGATGCGCCCAATATCTACCCCGTAGGGGCCTTCAATCAGATGTCGCCCTGTCCTCCACATGGCATTCGTTTCAACCTGCAGGCGGTTGAGCAGTGGCCCTATAGACGCCGAATTGACCCTGGTGCAGATGGCCTGTGTCATGTGTCCCCTTTTGTGCGCCATTGGATGCAGTAATTGGCCCGGCGCCCTCCGATGTATGTGTCACATTTCCACTTTTCGGAGCAGTCGGAGCAAAGGCCGTTGTTCTGTTTGTGCTTGAATCGGAAAAGTTTCTTCGCAAGTAGCCTCCATGTTGCCGCACGCTTTTTTTCAAGAGCCAGGGCATCCATTAATTCGGAAATTCTGGCGTCCTTGCCGTTAGTGTTAGGATGCAACCATTCGGCGTGTGCATCGCTGAACTCAATCCATTCCACAGAACCAGAGGTGCGGTGCTTGCCATCATGCCCCTGCGGTAAACAGCACCGCCCCCCATCGCCCTCCGCATCCCTGGGGTAATAGGCCAGACATCTCAATTTGGGCTTCTTGCCATATTTGTTTTTTGATGTGGCTTTGCCACTCATTCGTATTCCTCGTCCCCGTCATAGTAGTCGTCGCCATGGTCATCATAGGCCTCATCAAAATAGCGGTTCATGTCGCCGCCGCACTTGGGGCATCCCATGGGTCCGGCCTCGTTGTTGAAAATTGCATGACCGCAGTCATTGCACACGTGTTCCATGCACGCCATAATAGCCTCCTTGTTGATTCGCCTCCTGTAACACACGGCCAGCAACAACTTGCCGTCGTCATCATACATCATGTCGCATGTCACTGGGCTTCCCTTTCGTTGAAACCTGCGTACCAGTGTGCATATTTTTACCAGTATTCGCAAGTGCAAAATTAAATATTTTAATGTTGCCCGCCCAACCCCCCGAGATTACAATGGAGATATGAACGATGAAAACATCCAAAAGAAGCTTGAAAGACTGCGCAGGGCGCTGAAAGCCAAGGAAATAGAGTTCGTTGACCTGTACCTGCAGGGCATGCCACCAGCTGAAGCGTACCAGGAGGCGGGGCTTGCGATGGCGCCCGACCCGATCGGCGCCGAGCACCTGCTGTCGGCCCCCACCGTTCGGCTGTACATTGAAACGATGGAGCGGGTGGTGGTGGAGCGGAGCACGCTGACGCTGGAAAAGATTGACGAGCGGCTGGCCGACCTGGCAATGGCCGACATCGTGGACATGGTGGAGATTGGGCAGGACTACACGGACAACGCGGGCAACCTGCGCACCCCCGTGACCATCAAGGACCCCGCCACGTTGACCCCGGGCCAGCGGGCCGCCATAACCTCCATCAAACCAGTAATCGGCGGTCTGGAAATCAAGACCGAGGGAAAGGTGAAGGCG